ACAGCGTGAGATGTTCCTACGGCATCGCTTTCGTTCCACGTGAAATTCAGAATACGAACAGGTCGAGACAAAAAGCCAACAAGGTCAATATTTTGAGTTTGATCAAATGATGCGTCATCATAATCCATAGCGGCTATCTCTGTGCGCTCGCCAGGATTCATGTCTGAAAAATGTGTAGTCTGCTGTTGTAAATCATACATAGTAGCGGCCGTATTAGGTTCCACTACATCAGCCTGAACTTCGCATTGACACTTACAATCATTAACGATAGGGGGTGTTGGATCTTCGAGTGCAGAAGTCCTACGACGTTGCATTCTTGCATACTCGCGCGGTTCGAGAACCGGAGAGTAGGGATGCCATTCGTCGATCGATGGACTCGAGGGTCGAGAATCCGAACTTACAGCTGAAACCAAGCCAGCAACTGAAACTGGCGTACTTTGACGATGTACGTTCGCCGGGATGTCTAGCCGTCCCGGACTGCTTTGCGACAATCTGCCCTGTCGCTGGTCTGCATGTTTGCAAGAAATCATTTTTGTACAATGTGTCGGGGGATCAGCCCTAGCAAGGGTTAGCTGTTGTCTCAGGATTTTCTTTGTGTTTACTCACCGGTCTTAACCCATCCGAATGGGAGTTTTTAGGGAGAACTACTCCATATTGGTGTCCTAACCCGCCACCATGGGAGAAACTAACGATTCTAAGCGGAAAGCCCTCTAGCGGCTTTCAATTTCTCATCCACATTAATTCCATCAACACTTACATGCTGAGATGAATACCAAAAAGATTCAACAAGTGAATCATATGTGGGGAAAGTTGATTCGCTTACATAAAGTTCCAAATCATTTTCGGAAACAACGTCCTTAAACATTGCAACCTTTTCTTCGAAAATTTCACGTCCATAAAAAAAATATTCACGGACTGCAGTCGAAATTACTTCTGCCGCGTGTGCCGATGGGGATATGTTGTTTTTTGCGGTACAAATCGTCACCATCTTCGCAATTGAAGTTGGATCTAAAGGTGCCACATACACTCCCAAATCGCCATCATAACGCCAGGTTCTTTTCAGAAAACTGCATTGTTCAAAATCGATATAAGGTATAGATTCCGATTCCTTGTCAGCCATAGTGTAATCAATTCCAATCATTGCTAAACAACGTTGTATGGATGAGTGATTAAACCATGGACATTTCTCAGAGATGCTCATAGCATTGTCGTCGCCATATGTCATTAGGGCGACAGCATCCTTAAACCTCAAGGTAATAAGGTAAACAAACTCTTCTCGGTCCTTAACATAGGACCACTCACTTCCAGTATGCCACTTCTCGAGTGCATTGTCAAGATGACAATTGCTCCATTTTTGAGTCATATACTCCTCGCGGAGAGTAAAGAAACAATAGCGCATATAGATAGAGTTGACAAGACTGTTGATTATGACAGTGAGGGGGTGTCCTGAGGGATTACTCCCAAAGAACTCCACAACATCACCATTCATATTCACAGTTGGAAACGCCGTGTCATAAGCGATGCCTCGCACAACAGCGAGGTCTTCTTCCGAGTATCCGGCCTCTTTACAGATTCGCAAAATAATCTCGAAGGCAGCCAAAATAGCAGTAGCAGGCATGCGTTTGTCAAACTTAGCATAGTCACCAGCAACGATTCTCTTCCTCCCAAATTTGGTCAGAAAATTCATAAGCTCGTGCCATTCCAAAGATTGTGCAACAATTCCTGGTCCCGCTTC